CTACAAATTAATGTAGACCACTTTCATTAAAAGAGAGTCAGTTATCGTAAAGATTGCATGTATAACCAAACTTTTCCCGAAGGCGCGTGCATCTACAACTTCTGTTGTCCTAGAATCTGATAATATTTTCTCTTCAGGTATTTCCGTCTCTTCAATTACTGCGGAAAGAATATTTCTGAATATGTCGCTTTTTGACATCTGATATAATATATTGTGTTCGTAATTATCACAAATATAAGCATTTAATTTGATAATTAAAAGAATAAAGAGGGGATTATCACACTTGATAACCTCCCTCTTCGTTGCATTTAATAATTCATTATGAATTATCGTCAACAAATATACTATTTTCCTGATTATTACTTGCATTTGTGGATATTTTTTCGTATCTTATAAGTGCATTTAATAAACATCATTATGAAAAAAATCAAGTTTTCTGTCTACGCGAAAAGTGTTCGCGGAGGCATGGTTGGCATATATATAAGATGCCAACAGGGTGTTAGAATTGTACCTATTGATACAGGAGTACGTGTGTTTAGTGACGAGTGGGACGAAGATAACGGATTGATTGTTAACAATCCAAATTCTTTGGAATTAAACAGAACTGTAAGAAAATGTGTATATGATTTGCAAAACATGGAGTATTCAAAATCAGAAGAAGGTATTTCTTTGAGTAGTCTAATTAAAATTTGGAATGAAAAAGATTCGTATCATGATTTTTATTTGTTCTTTGAGAATCATATTTCTACTGATAATATAAGAGATTCTACATCTAAATTACATAAAAACACTCTAGCTATGCTAAAATGTTATAAGAAAAAATGTTTATTATGTGATTTAGACGAAGACTATGTTGAAGGTTTTTATCTTTTTCTAAGAAATCACACATTCCTTAATGATAGGCGCTACGAATCTACTACGATAAAAAAACATCTTAAAATCCTACGAACATATTACAATAAGGCAAAAAAAATATATCCACGGCATGTTAATGATATAGATTTCTCAAAAATTCAAATTAAAACTTCAGAAAAGCCTATTAAATCTTTAGAAGAAAACGATATAAAAATATTAGAGAAGATCGTTAATTGTGAGAAAAAAGAAAATGATGAATTAGTTGTATATCAATTTTTATTTATGAGTTATACAGGATGCAGATATTCAGATTTCGTGTCTTTAAATGAAAGTAATCTCATTAAAGATCGTGAAACATTATGGCTAAATTATACATCGATTAAAACAGGTGTTCCAGTAAAAATTCCTCTCAATCTTTTATTCGATGGTCGTGCTGAACAAATTTTATACAGATATAAAGACAGATTAAAACATTTCTTTTCAATACCTAGTAATAGCACTTGGAATAAAAAGATACAAAGAATAGCAAAGAAATATGGAGTGATAAAACATATATCAGCACATATAGCAAGGCACACATTTGCTACAAGGCTATTAGCAAGAAATATACCATTAACTACAATACAAAAAGTTATTGGACATAGGAAACCTGAAACTACAATGATATATGCTAAAGTTAGTGATAATATGTTACTAACGCAATTTTCTAAGAAATAGAATAAAAAAAGGAGGTTATTTCCTCCTTTTTTTAGTGAATCTACGCAAGTTCCGGCAGAACTTAGGACAGCAGGGCTTACCGTCAGCTTCATTAATTCAGATGGAGACACGGAGAAATGGGAGTTCGGCGGAGGTTCCTGGGCGGTCGGCGGCTTTGAGAAGGTAGGGGCTGGGAAACTTAGCTGGCTGTATGAGAATATATTTGGTATACCCATATTTTCAAAAGGTGGTATTGATGCAAACACTGGGAATAGTATAGAGAATTCAGGCAGGGTAAGGACTGATAACTTTTATAAGGTAGATTATAATTTAAAATCAGATGCTACTATTATAGTATATTTATATGACAAAGACAAAGCGTATTTAGGTTACATATCAGCTAATTATAATCAAAAAAGTGAAACTGCATTATCTACATACCCATCAGCAGAATTTTCAAAGTTTTCTATTACTAAAACAGAATATACCCTATCAGGATATGCGTCTTCAACTAATAATAAAACACTGACAGAACTTAGTATTGACGTTGAAAAATTATCTGATAATGTTTTGGATACAAAAAATATTTTATATGACAACATAATACCTATAGATTTAAATAACAAAAAATATTGGAGAGTTGGAGGCATTTCAAGCAGTGATGGTACGTTAATTAACGACAAGACAAGGTTAAATACTTGTCTATTTCATTTCACAGAAAACTCCGATGTGAAACATACAAGGATAAATACAGATGTAACTGTTACTGGCTCGTATATATCTGTGTATGATGCTAATAAGAAGTATTTAGGATATGAATCTGTAAAAACTTTAATATCTGATATTATCAGTTTATATCCAATGGCATATTATTTTGCTAAAACTTTACACTTAACGGAAGATGCATCTGTAGATGTGTTTGGCTTAAATATTAAGATGTCTGACAATATTTACGGAACTGTAAGAGATTCTGTTATTGAAGCTCCAATAGAAGATATGCTAACAAATGCGATACCTACATTTACGACTGGTGGAATTGATGCAAGTACAGGAAATAATGTTGTAAATACAGGTAGAGTTTATACCCCCAATTATTACAGTGCAATAGATTACAAGATAAGATGTGACAATAATATTATTGCATATCTATATGATTCATCTAAAACATATCTTGGCTACATAAGTTCAGCAAGAATACAGAGCAGTGATATGGCTAGGTCTCAGTATCCTGAATGTGCTTTAGTTAGATTCTCAGTGACATCAACAGATATATCAAGCCTTACTGGTTATGTTAAAGAAAAAATAAAAGGTATTAAATCCTTAAATAATCAATTAGGAACTTCATCAAATAGATTAGAAGGATTAATATGGGCATATTGCGGAGATAGTTTTAGCTATGGTGGTTATTCTTCTTCTGAAATAACAGATGCTGATAAAATGCCACAAGATAGTATGTATGCTGGACAAAATAAAGTATATGGCTATATTATTGCAGATAGAAATAATATGATATTACAAAATATGTCTATGGGTGGAAGAACACTAGCAACTCCAGCTGATGGTTCTTTCACTAATGCTTTTACCAACATCAATAATCAAGTATCTAATAGTAATTATAAACAGATTAGAGAAGATGCTAACATAGCAACTTTTTATTTCGGGATAAACGACAGCCACCATAGACCTGGAAGTGGTGGAGGAGACGGTGAAGATAATACTGGAGAAATAGAAGTAGGAACTATTGATGATGAAACCGAAAATACTTTTTATGGAGCGTGGAATGTTATGCTTAAATGGGTTATTGAAAATAGACCATTTACTAAATTAGGTATAATTGTCTCTAATGGATGCGAAACAGATGAATATCGTGTAGCTACAATAGCTATAGCAAAAAAATGGGGCATTCCTTATATTGACATAAATGGAGATGAAAGAACTCCTATGATGTTAAGAAGTACTAATCCAAACATTTCTTTTTCTGCAAAAGAAGCTAGACTTAATAGTCAGAGAATATCATCAACAAATTCACATCCTAATACAAAAGCGCATGAATATGAAAGTACATTTATTGAGAACTTCTTACGAAGCTTGTAGAAGATATTAGTAAACCTAACATTTTATAGAAGGTTATACTGTTTTTTCGATTACTTATACAGAGAAAATCTTTGACCGAGTAATCCGCCTAAAACTGATGCTCTGGGGCGGAAACTATATTTATGATTACAATATATTATGTCGTTCTTAGATATGCGTATTTGTTGTAAACTGATATAACGTATGACATGATGGCAGATTAAAACATTGGTGCTATTTATGTTTTGTAACCTGTTTTTAAGGTTAAAACTATTAATTGTTTTTTTATTGTAGAGCTATCAACTTATCTTTGTACTCGGTAAAAGAAATGGGAGACGGCAACCTCCCATTCTTCTCCAAACCTTTTAATTAGTAAAAAAACTAATTAAAAAGACGCTAATAAGCTCTACTAAGAGCCTAATTAGCAATTCAATTAAATATTTCATAATAATAAAAATTAAAACAGTCTAGCATATTAATATGTTGGACTGTTTTTTATTTTTCCCATAACAAAGATAATAAAAGTCATTTACATCACAGGCAAATCTTGTAATTAACATCATCAACGTTTAACAGCCTTTACCTAATTCCTTTGTTTAATAATAGCGTAGCTCTATATTAAAGTATACGATTTTTTTATCATGGTATATCTACATACAGTATCTGTACGTTTTTTACAAGTAGAATAACTCGATATTACCGGGTTATTCTCACAGACCACGTAAAAAGTTTTCAATGAATGCACTTTCAAACTTATGTGCTTCCACGTTAGGATGGCCATTTTGGGGGGAAACTTTATATTGTGCAGTTCTTAATGACACAATATTAGATGGTATATTCTGTTTTTGCACTTTAAAGGTTTGTCTATAAAAGTATGGGACTTTTTCGCCTTCTTCATTAATACACAACAATCCATATTTTTTTGCTATCTCTACGGTAGCATTTGAATATTCAATAGTGTCGCAACCATTAGATGCTATAAGTCCTATTTTTGCATTTTGTCTATTGGTTATAAGCCATGTCAAAATATAATTCCACGCTCCATAAAAAGTGGTTGTATCATCACTATCAATATCACCGATTGGAACACTTTGGTGGCTATCATTAATACCAAATTTTAGCGTAATGTAATCACTATCTATGGGTATCTGATTTAGCTTTTCCTCATTCGCGTAATCTATTAATTTAGCTCCATTGACAGCTAAATTGGTTAGTTTTGCTGAAAACGGTTGATATCCGTTCACCCAAAACGGTGATATCCGTTCACTTTTCATACTCTTTACCTATGGCGATGCAAATTTATTGATTTTCGTCTGTAACGTTGCAGTTTTGATGTCTTTTTTGACGTAAACTGCTGCCTTGTAGCTCGAAGCGCACACTTGTGTGTACCAACCTGTCTAATATTGCATCAGCTGCAGTCGTGTTGCCTTTCATCACATCGTACCAGTTGGCAACCGGCAGTTGTGATATGATGATCGTAGCTTTTTGTCCATGGCGGTCTTCTATAATCTCCATAAAGTCAAGTAACTGTTGTCCGTCAAGAACTTTCATGCCGAAGTCGTCCAGTATAAGCAGGTCAGTCTGTGCCAGCTTGGCGAAGAAACGATGCAGGGTACTGGATATACGGGCAAGGCTTATTTCCTCGAAGAGCCTGTACAGGTTATAATAAGCAACCTTATATCCGTTCATGCAGGCCTGATGACCAAACGCTGTACCCAACCAGCTTTTACCGGTACCGGCAGCACCCGTAATAAGTATGGATACCCCGTTTTTCACATAGTCACAAGTGGCAAGATTAAGTACTTTCTGCTTGTCCACGCCACGCTTGCAGTCATAGATAACTTCACTTATGGAAGCCTGATAACGGAAGTGTGCTTTTTTTATCAGACGGGCATTCCGGCTTTGATTCCGGTTATCCAGTTCAGCCTGTATAAGCAGTTGCAGACCGTCTTTCAAGGAGAGCGACTCTGCCTGTCGCGTCTCCTGCATGGTAGCCCAGTAATGGGCCATTCCAGGCATCTTAAGGTTTCTTAGAGCATTGATAATTTCATCCATCGTTATTTGTTTTGAGTGTTAGAAGTCTGTCATTTGAACTGTGCTTTTCCACGGATATTACAGTGCTGCGGAGGAGCAAAGGAAGATGAAGGTTGCCCCACACCGGCACACTTGCTCTCTACCAGTAAACGGATAAAGCGATAGTTGCATCTGTCTACATTCAGGGCTGCCTCGCAGGCTTTTTGGAAAACGACCGGATCACTGCTCCTTTGCAGGTTTAGAAGCCCGTCGCAGGTCTTGTAATGAGTCTCCGGAGGCATTGTGGAAGAATAAAATATGCGGCGGATTACATCTCCCAGTATGCCGGATGCACGCTCGGCACGCTCTATGTATGATTTTGCACTCATCCCTCTGTATTCCCGGGAATTGCTTGCAAGATGCTCCTTTACGATAGTATACTTTCCCCTGTTGTAATCACGTAGGTGAGTGGCTACAAGCTCACCGTCCACATATACTTTTACCAGTGTGCGTGTATATGCGACATGTGCGGTTTTGGATATATACTGATACGGTACTGTATAATAGTGCTGGTCACGTCCAAGATAGATACAGCAGTTGGTTGACACCTTCAAATCGGTATATGACACAATCTCAAAATCTCTGTCAGGCAGTGGCATAAGATTTGGCTTGTCTACGGCAAGGAACCGTTCCTCACGCGTGTAAGGATGCTTTTGCATGCGTTTCTGGTTGTGCGCTTTCATTTTGAGTGAGGCTGCCCGGTTAAGCTCTTCCAGTGAATGGAAGGTTTCATTGCGGAGTTCGGCAAACACACGCATATAGACAAGCCTCACGGTCCCTTCCACGTTGCTTTTATCTTTAGGGTGTACGGGACGTGCCGGTATGATGACCGTACCGTAATGATTGGCCATATCCTCCATTACACGGTTAAGTGAAGGCTCATATCTGTCGGTCTTGACAACAGCAGCTTTAAGGTTGTCAGGGACAAGCATCTTTGGTACGCCGCCAAGATGTTTCAGGCACTGCGTTATGGCATATACAAAGTCTTCTGTACGCTGTGAACGTACGAAGAGGATATAACCGTAGTCGCTTGCAGGCAGAGTGGCTACAAAAGCCTGACACTGGACGACCTCACCGGTTTCCATGTCAACGTATCCCATAGTATCACCGGCAAAATCGAGGAAAAGCTTTTCGCCGCCCGTACGCATGTCGGCAAGTATGGTGGATGGCGACTCCTTCCTGGCCTCTGTGTTCTGATTGTAATGAAAACGGAACTGTGTCAGGCTGTAGTGGTCATCCGGATGCTCATTACGGTATTCTTCCCAAAGCAGCTTCAGCGTGACATGCTTGCGCTTCATCTCCTCCTGAAGATATGGAAGAAGGGCTTTGAATGTTTCAAAACGCTTGTCGCTATATGCAGGATTGCCGCCCTTGAGACGGTGCTCAAGAATGGGATCATCCAACCTGATAAGTTCATCAAGGCTCAGACTGTCAGCGTTGACCTTATTCATGTAGTTGTTCACTGTCTCCTTGTTCATGCCGATTATATCAGCAGCCTTGCGGTTGGAGATTCCGCTCTTCTTTAGTAGAAGAAGTTGTTTGATCTGGCTCATATTCTTACTTTTTCCTGCCATAGTCGTATCGTATGAAGATTGTTTTCTGCATACAAGATACGGGAAAAGAGTAGCAAGTGAACGGACATGCTCCGTTTTTTATGCAGGCATTGTCGTTTCTGTGAGAAGGTGAACGGATATACTCCGTTTTCCGTATGTAGACAACTGATTATAGTATTATTACATTCTCATTAGTGAACGGATATACTCCGATTTCTGTAGAGAAAACGGAGATTCTATCGTAATATCCAAACCACTGAACGGATATGCTCCGTTTTTTATGGCGTTTTGTGGCGTTTTTAGCTGAAATGAACGGATATACTCCGTTTTTCAGGCACTTTTCAAGGCCAATTTAGCGGTAAAACTGGATGGATTAAGCCGTTCAGAGTGGGTGGGGATGCTCCGTTTTCGGCAAGTTTCATATTGTTTCTCTTTGCAATCCACCAAGGATATGTTTTGTACATTTTCAAATCATAATCATATATATTATCATTAAATTCAGTATCAGGTGTTGTATTGCCATCTTCACCAGCGTTGGCAAAATCTCCATGGGTGAAACTATCTCCCAAAGAGGTATAGGATTTCCCTGATAACACATTTCCGGTTCCTATTATTTTCTTTTCTAGTGATTTAATTATTTTTTCGTTACCTGAAAAAGAAGAATCATCTGATTTCTTAAAAGAAAAGCGAATCAACATATCACTGGTTATTTCGGTAGTGGAATTTAACCGCTTTAAGAAATTACCTGTTAAGTCATAGGCCACAATGTTTTCAATACTATAGCCTTCATTTAAAGAATAATTATATGCGCCAGATAAAAATCCAGTTGTTGTTCTATTACTATTATTACTAGCAGCAAGTTCTCCATCAGTGCTGCTTGCGTAGTATCCGTATATGTAATTGACAATACTACCAGATTGTTTAATTAAGTCATTTTTTGTGGATTTTATATTTTCATCAATCTGTGGCTGTTTTTTAGCTAATGCTGTCAAACCTGCATTTAATCCGATTTCTAAACTTCCAGTTAAACCAACAACATATACCCAAAGGCTGCTAATGTCTTTGTCGCAGTAATGATAATAATCTTTATCATTCTCCATATAATCGAACAATCTATCAGAATTGTTCCCATTTATTCCGATTAAAAGTCTATTCCAACTTCCATCACTTTTAGGCCTTATATTTAAATAAGAACCTTTCTTGATTGAAAAACTTGCAAACGTTGTTTGTTGGCTATCAGGAGTGTCCGTAACATTATAAGTACCTATAAAGCTATTATTATCAATAAAGTGTAAAGATTTAATAGCTTGTTCATTGCCATTGAAAACAGAGTCATCAGTCTTAACAAATGTAATTCTAGTTAATAGTCCAGTCTTATCGTCATTTATGCCTAAACGCTTTACATATTCACCTGTTAAATCAAATGCTACAATATTTTCAATACGGTAACCTTCATTTAAAGTAATAGTATAGTTCCCTCTAATATACCCAGTAGTACATCTGTTTATTGAATAAATCAAAGCACCATCAGCACTGCTTGTGTAATATCCGTATATGTAATTGATAACACTACCAAATTTATTTTCCAGATTGCTAAGTTTCCCAGCCCCTACCTTCTCAAAGCCGCCGACCGCCCAGGAACCTCCGCCGAACTCCCATTTCTCCGTGTCTCCATCTGAATTAATGAAGCTGACGGTAAGCCCTGCAGTCCTAAGTTCTGCCGGAACTTGCGCAATAGCCCCTGCAAGGTCATATCGGTTCGATCCTGACGTTCCGCTGGTTGGATGAAAAACAGATACATTATACTCAGCAGTAGCTTTCTTTGCATAGTCTTCTACGTCTTTCAAGTCTTCTTTAGTTGCATAGTCGTTTAGATCAACAGAGTCTGCATCAGGAGCCTTAGTCGTATTATGCCATGCTCCATTGCTTTGCACGTCATACACCGTTCCAGGGTAAGGTTCTCCCACAAATGCAGTATCTCCAACTTTAGGGGATGGATATGCCTGTTTAAGTGCTGTTTCAGTTGTAAAGTATCCCTTAAACTTTGTAGTCGAAGATTTTACTTTTTCCAAATCCACATTTATGTTTTGGAAATTTGAATTGATTGTACTTGCTGCGTCACCCCAATTCGATTCTTTTTTTATTTCAGAAAGGTTTGCCATATAGTTACTGTCTTAATGTTTTTATAAAATAATGAACTTCAGATTGGGTCAATGGACCTGGGTTCAATATGCTTCTGAGAATACATACCATGCCAAGCACATCACCTTTACTCAACACAATCTCTGTCATCTCATTTCCATTCTGGTCGAATAGTTTTGCTCCATCAGAAAGATGTATCGCAAATTCAGAGTTGTTCTGTACTGAAACGCCTATGAAAGATGAATAAGCAGGAACAAGTATGTCTATATAAAATCCATTTGCGCCCATTTCAATTCCAGGTATTTTTTCAGAAATTTGCTGAAAGTTTGGAAGAAGAACTTCAAATCTGCCCGTAGTGAAAGTGTTAAATATAAGTTCATAAATCTGAGCACGACCTATATTATTAATAATGAAATTACGAATAAAATCTTCGTTGTTAGGTATTAGGTTAAATCCCGACATCGAACCCAACACAGTCATGCTATATCCAAGCAATGCTCCATTTGCATTTACGCGAAGTCCTCCAAGTTGTGACCCTTCTCCGGCTTCGAGGACTCCATTTACCTTTAACCTGTCACCCGTGAAGTCAATGAACGGTTTCTGCCCATCTTTCTTTCCTATCCATCCGGTTCCATCCGCATTGAGACGTGTCACTCCGTCACCCAAATCTACTATGCCCATGAAATATCCTCCCAGGGCATAGATGTATCCACGAATAAACACATCGCCTCCATGCGTTGCCACGAACTTCGCCATAGACTTCCATTCTTCATCTGTAGGCGTTTCTCCTCCAAGTATTTTCTGTACTGTCGCGATGGCTTCTTCATACGTTCCACCAGACCACACAGACACATCTGTGTCATCATTGTAGATTCCACTGATACCTGCATTTACTTTCTCCATGACACCATTAACCCATTTCCCTACCTGTATCATTGAAGTTAACACAAGGCCTCCGTTCACTTCTGTACTTCCTTTCATTGCATCCTGCAAGTACCAAAGATGCTTAAATTCATCTTTAACTGAATCAGGATCTAAGACAGAAGGACACCAGTCTGTTGGTATCGTACCACGTTCCAGCTTAATGTCACATATTGTAGCACTTCCTGAGATTGTAACTGATGTGACATTGTTGTTGGTAAACACATGAGAATACTTTTTGTAATCGTTAGTCAGATTTTGAGTAATCGTACTTCCTCCGACAACAATCTGTAATAAAGTTCCTTTTGCTTTGTAGCTTATTACATAATTTTCATCTTGAATGAGCATTAATCCTTGTGAAAGTCTGCCTAACGTAGCAGATACACCGGATACTGCATTTGAATCTTCATTCAGAGTTGCTGTACCACTCCACTTGTAGAGTGTCGTGTTATACATCTTTGTATTCTCTTGTAGGGGAGTTGCTGAATCAAGTTCTAATGTTTCATAATTCCCTAAAAATCCTGTATTCAGCAAAAGGTTTTCACCACCTATCTTTACTGCACTATATATCTCATCAGGTAAATCAGTAAAGTTACCTGCTCCTGTTGAACCTGATTCGATGCTGACTTTACCCTTTACTTCCACACCATTTTCTTGGTCGTACTTTACATAAGTGCTTTCATCTTTCGCTCCAACGTATGAGTCTCCGTATGTGACTTCCTTGAAACGGCCTGTGACCACATCAAAATATTCATCTTTGATTACCTTACCGACAAGGCTGTATGAATTGATTTCCTGATACATCTTGCGTGAAGGTGAGTCAGACCCGTAGGCGGAATAAATCTGTGCGTTCTGTCTCGTTACGTCCGTGCGGTTTCCTAACTGAGAAACCTGATCGCCGGCCTGCGGAATGTCGCTTCCTATATCTGCATCGGTTTTTGAAAACACCACATAATCATCTCCTATTTCCGTAACAAGTCGCCACCAGTAACGATTTCCTACCTGTCCGTTTTCCTGCTTCTCAAGATTGAATGTTTGGCAACGTCCTTGGTCGTCTTTTTCAAATTCATTATAAATTGTACGTCCATCACTGTTTTTCTTATTAAAATAGCATTTGTATCCTGTATCTGTTTCTTGCACGCTGGAGATAATCATGGAAGCCGGAGATATAATCAGTGCTCCACCAATGTGTTTGAGCTCCTGCACCGTAATTTCAGTGAAAAGGGCTTTCTTACGGATGTTCAAATAATCAAACTCAGCATGAGAGTTTCCGTCATCGTCTATCTGTATAGCTCCCCCAGTTCCAAGCAAACCGGATACAAATTTTCCCAGTTCAATCCCTTTCATGAATCTTTGAAGATACGGGTTTTCGTCCGTTTTGTCCTTCCGATGAAATCTTAAAAGAGAAGCCAAAGCAGAATATACATTATTGTCAGAAGGTGTATTCCTATCTATACTTTTCAGTATATCAATCATCGTCTGTTCCGCCTGTCTGGACACTTCATACCGAAGCGAGTTCAACGAGTTATCTACCGATGACTTCCACCCCGTCCCTACCTCATCCGAGCAGGTAATCGTGGCTTGACACAAGTCATTCAGCTTGCGCTGCACCTTGGTAATACGAGTATCCTTGTATCCACCGGTGGTGCCAAAATACTGTTCTGACAGCAGACGCACGTTCCACCCGATGCGTAGCGGTGTATTATTCTTTTCTATGTAGTTCCGGTCCGTGGTTCCGGTGTATTTGTTAGGGTCAAAGCTGTAGGTATTCAGAAAGTCATCGACAGCCTGTTTGTACGCCTGTTCCGCTGCAGTAATGTACTCCTGCGGCATGGCGAAGTTCCACGGAATGTATTGGTCGCCTGGAGTTGGGATAATCGCTCCGCCAGGTATCTGGGTCGTATCATCCGGATATACGTTGATGATTTCCCACTCTCCAGTGTCTTCGTGCCATGCGGCCTGAAAGGAACCGTCAGTCCCTCGTCCTGCAAGTTCGCCCGTCTGGAACTGAATCATATAGTCCAAATCCGGGATCTCGTAGTCTTTCGGATTCCAGTTCATTCCGTTGTCCTTGAAGTAATATACGGTGTACTTCCGTCCTTCCTCGCTGGTTTTCTCTTCCGTGCGAACCGACGAAACCGTACCCACATACTGAGGATATATCTCAGCAAACGCAGCTTCTTCCGTTTCTTCCTTCACGCCGTACAAGTCTACGTTCTTGTCCACATATATTTCCCTACTTGGAAGTTGCAGACGAGAATACCCGTACTTCGTCGCATCAATATTGCGTGTGCTGCCCAATGGGAACAGACGGGTAAAGAACTTTACTTCTCCGTTATCTTCCTGTGCCAGATTGGTAAGTCCTTGAAGGTATCCCAGCTCTACTACTTCTCCTCGTTCAGCTTTGCAAAGATTAATTACATAACCATCCGCCCACATTTCTGTGCCGAAAGTCTCTGCAATACCGTTACTACCGAAAGCCGCATCCCAGCACTTTACGTTCCGGTAGTCGATAGTTTTGTTTTCAGCAGTAATCACGGTTCCGATGCTCCACAAGTTACCACCGGCACGGCGGTTCATGTTGTCAATCCATAACTGGAGGTGTTCGCGCGGACCACCGTCGTAACTGAATTCAGATGTGGTACCACCTTCCTGGAACAGCATCAGCGTATCTTCCGCGTCGTGTATTGGCGCATAGAACTTCACGCTGTATTCGTAAGTCTGCGTGTTCTTCTGCTTCGGACGATAACGGGACTTCACCTTGTATCGCACGCCTTCCAGTTCGATGTAGTCATCCACATCCAGCGGCACGTATGAGGTATGTGTGAAGGATGCAGATACGCTGCATTCTCCACCTATTTCCTCTGTGACGGTAGAAGAAGTGTTCGGACTGGCTGTCAGTCGAAGATTGTTGGCTTTATCGTATATTTTCAGTTCCATTTAATCAGTGTTTAATCAATTCCTAAATCGAAGGCTGTGGCTCCAGAAATTTTACTGAAAACAGCACATAGAAGCGGTCTCCTTCGTAGCTTTCGTACCATGATGGATCTGCCGGCATATCCTGATACACCATATTGTAAGTGCGGTAATTCTTCACGGAGACAGCAAGCATACCGGACGTAATCAGTGTCATCATACGCTGATATTTGTCCAGACGGTCGGCTGCGGAGGTTCCACGTAGCCAGAACTGCAAGGTCCGTTCGATGCTGCTCAGTTTTACGTCCGGATTCTGAGGAAGCTCTACCCCATTCCTTTCGCGGAATTCTACGGTGGTAATGTCCTTTGCCTTGGGCATTCGAAGCAAAGCATCCATGTTCACGTGTCCGCCTTCTTCCGTCTCGCCGAGGAAAGCACCGTATTCCGTCCATGCGTCCGTTCCGTTAATTGTTAGGTATCCTGTCAGGTCCATATCATTTCAGTGTTATACCGTTCAATTTCATATCACTCAATATCTCGTGTATCTCCACCAGGTGTGCCGTATGTCCGGCTATGGTGGCCAACGTCTGGCTGTCCTGCTTCTGCGTGTTGCGGATTTCCTGCACAAACTTGTCCGTATTGGCCAGATGCGTCTGCATGTTTCGTCCTATTCCTTCAAAGGTGGATATGCTGTCCTGGCTCATGGTGGTCAGCGCACCGCTGCTGGGAGACTGGCTGCTTCCGGAATCCGCAGATGAAGACCATCCGAAAGCATTCATTATCTGTTCTCGTTCGGCGAGCATATCGTCTACAATACTCTGATATTGATTGCGTAGCATTTCAGCTTCTTTTTCGTCAAGGCCTTTGTTTATCTCTGTTTTACCATGTGAAAAAAAACTTGCCTTAGAAGGATCATACACGATAGTGCCATCTGCCGCTTCTTTCGCCCATGAGTCATATAAGCTCTGAATTCTTTCTTTATACTTATCCGCAACCATTGAGGAGAATATCGCATTCTGTAGATACTTTTCGAAATTATCCGCAAAATCCTGATTTGTGGCATCGAGGTCCGACAGCATACTGGTAAAGCTGTCACGGAATTCGTCAAAACTGACTCCGGTAAATGCTTCCTTCTCCTGTTCGGCAATTTCCTGCAACTGTTCGCTGTACTTGTCAATATTCTGAATGTAGGTCACAAACTCAGAGTTGACAGCGGTCAGTACCGACACAAACTTTTCGTCTTGAAGCACCTTACCTATGACATCTTCATCCAGGTTGATTACATCGCCAAATTCACGTATATTCGCTCCGGTCAGTTCTGAAAGTCTGTCCCAGTCCGAACTGCTCATACGGTCATTTACACGGTATCCAAGAGAGTGACTACCGATGCTTGACCCGCTTCCAGAAAGAGAATGCATCAGCTGCCGCTGGCGTTCAATCTGCACATCTACCAGTTTCTTCGCTTCCTCGGCTGCTTTCTGAGCTTCTGTTCCGTAGTCTATGTCGATGTATTCCTGCTTTTTTGATATAAGATCATCCCAGATTGTAATCAGTCCCTCATACTTCGACTTCATATTTTCATAGCCGGAATAATCCGCCCCGCCGAAACCAAACAGTCCGGCTATGGTGTTCCCTACTCCAGTCAGAATCTTAATTGAGCCAGTAATGGCACTGAAAGGTTTTGTCAAGTCGATACTTTCCAGTCCACTCATTACCTGACTTACTCCATTCAGTGTATCCGTAACCGCTTCCGGAACCTTCACGCCAAAGTTTTCCAGCATGTCCACAATGTCGTTTCCGGCATTGACAACAGCCATTCCCTTTTGCCCGATGGAATTAGCCGCTTCCGTCAGACTTTTCTGTGCGCTGTATCGTTTATCCTGTGCAGCACGCAATTTTTCTTCGGCTTCGGCCTGTGTGACCAACTTACGGGTAATCGTTCCTGTCGCTTCGTCGTATTCCTCTACAATTACGCTTCCGCCCATCTGTGTCTGGTTCAACAGATTTTGGGCTGAGCGCACTTCCTCCATTGCCGACTTGTAGTCCTCGTAGCCTTTCTTCATCGTTTCGAACGGGGAACGGTCGGCCAGTTCGGAGTCAATATCCTTGAACGCATCCATTACTTCCTTGAAGGACTCGGGGCTGATGTCATCGCCTATGCCTTCCAGGTATTCCTTCAACTTTTCGCGAAGGCTTTCCAGTGTATCGGTGGAAACCCGTTCCAGATCACCGAAGATTTTGTCCCAGTCCATCCCTTTCTTCATTTCCTCGAAGTCCAGGTTGGCCAGCTTGTCGTCGCGTTCACGCACAAGTGTGTTAGCTTCTCCTTCCGTTTCCGCAGCGGCAATCTTCCGGGCGTAATCCATTGCAATGGCCAGACGCTTTTCCTGATATGTGCCGTATTGTTTATTGTAGTCGATAAGGCTTTGTGTGGCCTTGTCGCGATATTCCTGTTCAATCTGATAGATCTTTTCGTTGTACACCTGTTCCGCCAGCACGCGGTTGGTGTTAGCCGTGTTCTTCACTTCCTCATACTGGCTCTGAGGAATGTTGTCACCTTGCTTCCGTGCCTGGTTCATCTTCTCCACTGTATCGCGCTCTTGCTTGTCGATTTCGGAAATGCTGTCATCGTATTCCTGCTTGGCCAGTGCCATCCGCTTTGCAATACCTTCCTGCATAATCTGTATGCGGAGTTTCTCTGTAGTCTGTTGTGCTTTTACGCGGGCATCAGCCAGCTGGGAGGCATAGTCTGTCTTTTCTTTGTTTGTTCCTGTTCCTGTTTTAGTTCCTGAAAAATCAGTACTGTAAGCTGATGTGTCTATCTGTTTGACTACACCTTCTACTATTTTATTGTTTTTTGCAATTTCATCAGAGTACTTCTTTATGTTTGACATGCGCCGCTCGTATTCTTCAATCAGTTTCCCTTCTGCTGTATTACTAATCCATGATTTTGCAGCACTATCTACAATTGCACTTCCTTGATTTACTTTACGATAATTTTCCCACATTTTATCGCGTTCCTTCAATGCAGCTTCGTATGCGGCCTTGTTTTGATTTGTCCAATTTGTGTCCGCATTGATGCCACGCTGCAACTGGAAGTTTTTCTTAGAATAATCAGACACAATATCTTCAGCCGCCTGTGCCTGTCCCTTACGGATAATTGCTTTGGTCAGTTCATCATAAGCTGAAGCCGCATTTCCAGCCAAAATTGCTTCATTGCTAAGCTTCCCAAAGTAATCAGGATACATTTTTTGCAATTCATCCACCGCTTTGTTCCTTTCTCTCATGGATTTAGTGGAATCTTGCGTAGCAGTATATAATATCTTGAGTTTAGCTGATTCTTCCGAAGCTGATTCCCCTCCCTTTCTTCTTGCGCTGTTAAGTTGTTCTTGTAGTTTTTGCGTTTCGGAAAGTTCTTTTTTTACGTTGAATAAAGACGATAACCATCCGGAAATCTGCTTATTGAATACAATTATCAATGTTATTGCAGTAACCAGTCCGGTCTGCCAGCTGAACAAGGAACTTACCAGCTGCTTCCATACCGGCACGCTCTTCTGACCAGATGCAGCCAAAAGTTCATTCTGTTTGCGTACATCCGCGATGGCATCCGCTAACATCGGGAGGTTGTTGGAGATAGCGAGGATAAACATCTGCGGCCCCATTGCCAGCGAAGGCAGCTCTCTTGCCACCTGACTGAACTGCATCTTCAGGTTGTTTGTTTTACGCGTAACGGCTTCCGTGTCGATGTCGATTGAAGGTGTTTTGGCTGCCTCCTCTTTTGCTTTCTGCAAGTCTTTCAGACCAGCTTTCAATCCGTTGATTTGTCCGGTCAAAGCCTGTACGTTGGCCGCTTCCTGCGTGTATCTTTTTCCGGCTTGCTTGTTCGCTTCAAGCTGCTTGATCTGTTCGGCACGTACCTGCTTCAATGCTTCAATCAGTTTCATAGTCTGATTTTCCACATCATCCACATTCTTACCCACGCTCTGTAGTCCGGCCTTGGTAAGGTCTTTCATGAATATTTCCAGTTCCACAGGTACTGCCATATCATTAATCTTTTATTGCATAATGGGTAAAGAACTCCATCGGGTTCATCCCCTTTGTCGTATTCGTTTTATCGGTTTGTGTGTGACTGTTTCTTTGTTTCTCCCGCTCCTCCATCTCACGGATCTGTTGCATCAGGTCCGGCTTCTGCGGAGGAACCCAGTGCGGAATGTCTGCCATCATGAGCTGTAGGGTGACAACATTCACTTTGTCAAGAATGTAGTCAATGCTCCAGCCCGTTTCTGTCGCTAATTGACCTATCACGCCGAAAAGGCTATGCGAAGGTTCCGTATGTCCCTTCTTTAACTCCTCCTGTCGTTTGCGCTTTCGTTCCGGCTCGCTAAGGGCTGCATCTTGTTCAAGGCTGCTGCCGATGCGATAATAATCCCGAAAGACGTGGTAGATGTACTGTTCAGCACCTGCCGCCAGGCGGCTGCAAGTTCGTCGGGTGTCATCAGTTCACGGAGTATCCAGGCCACCGGGCGGTTCAGCACTCTTCCCAGTACAGGCCCTCTCACGATTCCGTATGCCACAATACGGCTGATGTCCTTACCATGCAGGAAGACAAACCGGATGCGCTGGTCCAGATTGTATCCGTCGTATTCTTCCGGAGTAACCCCGATACGAAGGTAGCGCTGGCTGACACGGATCAGGCTCCGGGTGGTAGGTGTCTTCATCGTAATGCGGAACGGACGCTTCCGCAACACCGTATGAAGCGGCAGGCTGATTCCCCCGTCACTGAGGGAGATGCCTGCCAGCAGTTCTATATCTTGTGCCTTCATACTTATCCTGCTGCGTCTGCGGTTGAGTCTGCGGTATCAGGCTCCACTCCGGGAGGATAGATGCGGTATCGTCTTTCCTTACCGTCTGTGGGTTTCAGAATATCCACACGGATACCCATTGCCAGCACATTCTGCATATTGATACCGTTCTGCCATCCGTTACAGCTCAATCGGGAATTGAAAACACGGAAACTATGTCCGGAATGCATGGAAATGGTCAGCACGCCATTGACAACCTTCTTTGTCGGGGGCGTATAGGAACCGTCTGCCTCTGCTTTTCCGCCGAACACATCCACCATGTCCTCCGCTTTCAACCGAATCATGTTCATCGTGAACGCGTCACTTCCCGGATTGGTCATGATGCTGTCTACCGGTCCGTCTGTTACCTGTGCGGCATTCACATCCATAAAGGTAGGCGCATTCCCTGCCGGCTGCATCCCGTTTTCATCCAGCCAGCCCAGTGTCTTTTCCTGTCCTTCCGATGTTTTGAACTTGACGGCTGCCACACCATACATCAGTCCGTTGCTTTTATCCATAATCTTGTCGTTTTTAATGTTTGCTTAAATAATATTTAATCAGTTGCCAGATAAGGGAAATCCCCAGCAGGGTCAGGGCTGTTCCTGTCAGCCATCCCTGCACTCCAGGGCGTGTTTCCTTCACTTCTTCCAGTTGACTTTCCGCTTCATCGCGGATGCGGTTTGAAGTGGTTTTCTCTTCCTGGATTACCTTGCGTTCTTCACCTTCATGCTGCGCTGTGATGTTCACACCACCTTTCCCGTCGCTCTCCGCACGGAGAGACAAACGGCCATCGTGCGCAGTGAGGCCGACGCCTTCAGGCAATGTAGGAAGAAGCAGGAGGCGGTCGGCATCCAGTGCCAGACTCGTCTGCGTCATCGGGACCGGTTCGTAAGCAGTCACCTTCGTTGCGGTCTGCGTCAGACTGTCCTTTCGGACGGCTGTCCGGTTCTCCTGTAAACTGCTTGTACTTTTGCAGCTCTGAACGGAGAGGACAACTGCCCCAATAACGGCACACAGCAGCCCGGCGCGTAATGCGTTCCAATTTAAATATGCGTTCATCCTGTCTGATGGTTAAGTTCTGTAATTCGTCAATTTTATGCTGAAGGCCGATCATGGTTTTCCCGTTCGCTTCGTACATGGTCTGGAAATATGACTCCACGTCCTTTTGCGATGCTGCCTTGTTTTTCCGGCGTGTCCGCCATAGCTCAATCAGGGCCAACAGCCCTCCGCCAGCGAACAGCCATTGTATAATTTCCCTGATTGTATCGCTCATGGCAGGTTTGTCTTTAAAGTTTCAATGTCTGTTTCCGGTTATTTCCGTCGCGCTTGTACGACACATGCACCCAGGAATAATTCTTTTCGTCAATCAGCTGGTCGAAAGGCAGATTCTCACGGATGTACTCAAAGAGTTTCCGGTTCTCTTCCTTGCTTCCTGCCGTAATGTCGGCAGCTTCTCCTTTCAGATGCTGGCTGCTTGCCTCACCTCCTACCAGCCGGTTCAGTTGCGGACAACGGTACCCTGAATTGACGGTAATAGGTTTTCCGTACCATTCGCGGAGCGGGTCAAGCACGTTGTCGGCCAGGGCTTTCAGATTACCTGCCTCCTGAAGAGGCGGTGTATTCTTGATTCCATGAGCGTCGGCGGTGGTGCTGGCACAAAGTTCACCCATTGTAAAGTGTTTCATGACTTATTCCTCCTTATGCTTCAAGTTCCTCACCGGCCGCCGGGTCTTCCTGCAACTTTTCTTCCAGTCCGCTCACGCCATTTTCTCCTCCATCAGACATAGCCATGGCCATTTTGGAAGCTTCCGCTTCGCGTCTGGTCTCAGCCCAGTTCTTGTCAGGTTCTACGCTTTGGTCGGATGTCTGTGCAGTAGAACCGTCATAACTGTAGATGGCACCGATGGCTTCCATCTTCTTCGGAAGTACGATGTAGTAGTGACGGAAGTTCACTTCGTTCTGCTGGTAGTCCGGGTTGGTCTGTGCGTCGCGGTAATACATTTTTGTGCTACCCTGCGCACGGAACACCCGCTTGGTGTAGAAGCAGAAGGATGCCTGATGGTCAGTGCCCGAAGGCGAGTTCTTGAACGGAACTTTTGTTCCTTCCTTGGTAAAGTATGGACAGTTCTCGAATTCGTACACCTCGAAGCCGTACATGTTGGCAATCTTTCCGGAGGTGTAGTTGTAATACTGGTCGCGGAACTTCTGGTCGTCTTCCAGCAGGTCGTTCACGTGGTCTGAGCAGAGCACCAGACGGCGGCCTGCGGTGGGAACCTGCAAGGCATCCAGCTTGCGTTTCAAGGCGATAATATCCTTTCGGGTACATTTCTTGCGTCCGTTATCCAAATCTCCGGAAGTGGGCACCACCGGAGTCTTCGCCGTATTGCTGTTCGGAGCCAGCGCATGGGCCGCTTTCTTGAACTTGGCGATGGTAATGGCATCACCGTGACGCTCGATCACACTGCCCATCTTGTCGTAGGAGATGGCAAAGAGCTGGTCGTCCGATACGGCAGTTTTCTTGGTCTGGAACTTGTCAAGGCCCAACGCAATATCCCCGTCTTCCAGTTCCTGTGCGGCGATGGGATACGTCGTGTTGTTAATCAGCACGTCCGGGTCGCCACCCACATCTACCAGATGCACCACTTCGTTGTTCACCGCAGCCGAATAATCGGATACTCCGTCCAGCCACGAGGCAGTCATTCCTCCGCGAAGCTGTTTCACCAGCTCGCCCGTCCAGACTTCTGTATAGACACCTTCCAGTGCCGCACCTTTCGGAAGGAATTTACCCAGTGCAATAGGAAGCACCACTCCTACAATCAGCCCCCAGAATCCTGCGTTCGGAATTCCAAGGCAAGCCAGGATAACGATACTCATCAGCACATTCACCAGTGTGCCGGTTACGAATTTTACGATTTCTTTTCTCATGTTCGTGTTTTAATTTGTGTTCAACAATCAGTTAAGTTCGGGGCAGTCCACACCGTATTCAGCCTTGTACAGCCTGCGGTACTGCTGCGGGTCGTCCTTTCGCATCAGTTTCAGTTCCTCTTCCGGAACTTCGCTCAGTTTCTTCCATTCGCCGGTAGCCGTACGGTCGGTACTGCGGTTCAGCATCATCGACGGCTTTACCGTGCCGTGCATGGCCTCAAAGGTCAGTTTCAGGCTTTCCTGCCCTACCTTCTTTCCCAGCTCGATGAAGTGGGCTTTCTTCCCTGCTTCAATCTTTCCTGCTGTTACGGCTTCCTCCACCAGATTAGTGATACCTGCCAGCCGCAGGGTGTCTAGTTCCTTTTCCAGTTTCTCCTTTTCCGTACGCAGCGTCGCGTTAGCCGTCTGGTAGCCGAGCAACACGTTAATCTGTTTCTGCACTTCCTGCAGTGTGGCGGTGTCCGCCAGCCCCAGCATCAGGGCGATGGTTTTCATTTGTTCGTTCATTGTCTGTAATGTTTGGTTTTCATTAAAGCTTTCATTCAACAGCGGTAGGTCGCATCCGCCTCCTGCATCCAGTCTGATTTCCCGCCCTTCGTAAGAGAGCCGGATGTTGTCATCGTTACCGCCGATGTCCACCATACTGTATTCCATCAGCTTGCAGTGGGTCACGGTAGGACGGGTTTGTCCGGGTTTCAGCAAGGCAGCATCTTCGCTCGTTTCCAGTATCTCGAAGTTGGGCGAACCCATACGTAGCGTGCCTTTTTCCCATTGCTGCTTTGCCAGACGCGATTCTTCGCGTACCTCATCAAACCAGGGTTCGCCGGTCACTTCTCCATCCGCTACGCGTATGTCCTTGATCATTCCTATTACCACGCCCCGCTGGTGCATCCAGAGCAGTACTGGATTCCGGTTAAACTGCGTCAGGTCAATGCCTTCGGTACGGATCCACGTGCCGTAGCAGTTCAGCGTTTCGTTCGATATTCTGATTCGTTTTGCCATTTTTCCGTTCGTTTGACGCAAACTTACTCTGCCTTTCCCGTCCGGGCAAAAAAGTGTGTAACGGTTGCAAGGAAGTGTGTAAATGCTGCACTGTTCTCTGTAACGCTTGCACCCCTTTTTCGTGGATGCACGAAAATGGATGAACTTTGTCGTAAACGAATATAAATACAAGGTAAAACATGGCTAAAAACGACACAAAACAGGAGCTGGCACGGGTGCTCTACATGAGCGGGCTTTCGCAGGAAGAGATTCTTCAGAAAGTGGAAGTGAGCCGTCAGACGCTCAGCCGGTGGATTAATACCCTCGGCTGGAAAGAGATGAAGGCGGCACGCAATATCACCCGTCCGGAACTGGTGAACAAATTGCTGTCTTCCATCAACTCCCTGCTCGACAAGGCGAACGAGCCGGGCAACGAAGATATGCTGGCCAGTCTGGGAGACAAGCTTATCAAGACGGCCACGGCCATCGAGAAGCTGGAGAAGAAAGCCAGCGTGGTAGACCGAATCGACACCATGATTGACTTTGAGAACTGGCTGGCTGCGAACCGTGACAAGTATCCCCTGCTGACCAACGAACTGTTCCAGCTCGTGAACCAGCTGCACAACGATTACCTGAATGAACTCTTCGCCCAGAAAGGAGGCTGAGCATGACGGAACAGGAAAAGAAAGAAGCCCTGAAACGATGGCAGGAACACTGCAAGCGGGTGAAACAGATGACCTCGCAGGAACGGGTGGAAACCGAAGCGGAACGCAAGCGGAACATCGCCCGTGCCCTGAAGGATTACGATTGTTTCTGCCAGCGCTACCTGTCGCACTACTGCCAGTGCCCGAATGCCCGGTTTCATAACGAGGCGGCACGCTACATCGCCGCTCATCCGGAACTGCGGCTGGTCTGTAAGTGGCCGCGCGGTCATGCCAAGTCGGTACACCTGGACATCGGCATCCCGCTCTGGCTGAAATTCCGGGGTGAGCTGCACGTTATGGTACTGGTCGGCAAGAGTGAGGACAGTGCCGACGGTCTGCTGGGCGACCTTCAGGCAGAACTGCAGTACAACCAGTATATCATCCGGGACTTTAGCGAACAGTACAACAGCGGCATGTGGCAGGAAGGCGAATTTGTCACCAAAGACCAGTGCGCCTTTTTCTCCCGAGGCCGTGGCCAGTCACCCCGTGGTCTGCGCTTTCGTGAAATGCGTCCGGACTACATCGTGGTGGACGACCTCGACGACGATGAAATGTGCCGGAGCGAAGCCCGTGTACGGGAAATGACCAACTGGATCAAGGAAGCCCTGTTCGGCTGCTTCGGCGGTAAGGACGGGCGTTTCATCATGGTGGGTAACCTTATCGCGAAAAACTCCGTGCTACAGAAGATCATCGACACGCCTACCGTGAAAACTATCGAGGTGAATGCCATCGACCGCAACGGGAATCCAGCCTGGCCGGAGTTCTACACCATCGAAAAGCTGCGCGACCGCGAGGAGTTCATGGGCTACCGCTCGTTTCAGAAGGAATACATGAACAACCCTATCACCGAGGGAGCCGTGTTTCAGGAACGGTGGATACGATGGAGGCGGATGCTGAAGCTGAAATACTACGAGCAGATTGTGCTCTACATCGACCCTTCGTGGAAATCCTCCGGAAAGAACGACTACAAGGCTGCCGCCATGATAGGTCGCCCCAGGCGTGGACTGAAAACCGCCTCCCACCGGGAACTGCATCTGCTGCGTGCCTTCTGCCGCCAGTGCAGCGTGGGAGAAATGGTCCGCTGGCTCTACGATGTCTACGAGTCACTGCCGGAAGATGCGGCAGTCAGCATCTACATGGAAGCCAACTTCATGCAGGATACCATCCTCGATGAATTCCAGCGAGAAGGAGACGCACGAGGTTACCAGCTTCCTATCATGCCGGACAAACGGAAGAAGCCCGACAAGTTCGCCCGTGTGGAAGCCGTCAGTCCGCTGTGGGAACGAGGATTCTTCTGGTATAACGAGAAGCTGAAGGAAGACCCCGACCTCCGTTCCGGAATTGACCAGACGCTGGCCTTCGAGCAGGGAAGCCGGGCACACGACGACTTTCCCGATGCCTGCGAGGGAGCTATCTATAAATTACAGAAACAAACCCGTGAGGCTTCGTTCACACCCCGGCTGGGTGTTCGCCGGCCTCCTAAAAACTCATGGTAACTATGTTTATCACCGAACAAGACTACATACAGGTGAGCAGCGATGCGCTAAAAATCATCCAGCAGTCTACGGACGACAACCGCCTGCTGGCCGAACGACGTGCCATGGACCGGATATCCAGCTACCTGGACGGACGCTATGACATGCAAGCGGCCTTCACTGCCGAGGGAGAAGATAGAAACATTGACCTCGTGGGGCTGGTGGCCGACCTGGCACTTTACTTCATGGTGCTCAGTCTGCCACAGAAGATGGGCTACGAAATCCGGAAGGAACAGTTTGAAAACGCCATCGCCTATCTGGAGAAGGTTCAGTCAGGCAAGGCGGTCATGAACCTGCCCGAGCTGCAACCCACGGGCGAAGAAGGAGAACAAACCGGCGCCGGTATACGCTACGGCTCCGACAAACGTAACAATTATATCTGGTAACTACTATGGCAAAGAAACCGAAAATAGAATATCTCAACCGGATGAATGCCGCCGAAAGACGGCGCATCAAGGAAATGAGTGTCAAGCTCCAGCTGCTCACGGAAGCATTGACACGGCGTGACCTGGCCGACTGGCGGCGTGCATGGCAGATGGCTATCAACGTAGACAACCCAAACCGTACCCGTCTGCTGAATCTTTATACCGATGTGGATGCCGACCTGCACCTGACCGGATGCGTGCAACAGCGCATGGGATTCGTACTGAACAAGAGTTTCAAGCTCTGCGACGCGAAGGGTGTGGAGAATCCGGAACTGACGGAACTGCTGGAGGCTCCCTGGTTTAAGGAATTCATGCGAATGGCACTGGAAAGCAATTACTACGGTCATTCACTTATTGAACTGGGCGACGTGGTGGAAGTGGACGGACGGATGGCCTACAACCGGGTAAGCCTGATTCCGCGTACCCACGTCATTCCCGAATACGGTGTCATCATCACCCACGAAAACGACACCTGGCAGGTGGGCTACGACTACCGGAACAGCGAGATGAAAGACTGGTGCATCGAAGCCGGAGGCACGCATAATCTGGGTCTGTATCTGAAATGCGCCCAGCAGACCATTCCTAAAAAGAACATGTGTTCGTTCTGGGATATGTTCGGAGAAATATTCGGTATGCCGCTGCGAGTGGCGACTACCACCAGCCGCGACCCGAAGGAATACGACCGTATTGAACGGATGCTGCGCGACATGGGAGCAGCCGCTTACGGACTGTTCCCCGAAGGAACGACCATCGACTTGAAGGAAAGCACCCGTGCCGATGCGTTCAATGTGTACGACAAGCGTATCGACCGCTGCAATTCGGAAATATCGAAGGGAATCCTTACCGTGACCATGACCATGGAAGACGGAGCCAGTCTTTCGCAGAGCGAGGTACACCGTAAGATGCTGGAAAACCTTATTCAGAAGGATGCCGACCTCATCCGCGACCTGGTGAACTGGCAGCTTATTCCCCGCATGATCCGTCACGGATTCCCGCTGACAGGATTCCGCTTCGCGTGGGATGAGTCGGTAGACTATACGCCCGAACAGCAAGTGGCCTACGAGCGTCTGCTGCTGGAGCATTACGAAGTGGAGCCAAAATACTTTGTAGACAAATACAACATCCCGCTGAAGCGGAAGAAAGACACTTCTTCCATCACGGTGCCGGATATGAAGAAAACTACACAACAGAAGTCCGGAAAGGAAGGGAAAAAGCTGGTATTACCGGAAGGGGAACACCCTTTTTTCGACTAAGCCCCGAAGATTATAAGGGGCTGCATCAGCGGTACGCCGACATCCTGAAACTGGCGGCTGAGGAAGAGGAAGAAACGGAAGAAGCCATGGAGTTCCCCACCCTGGAAGCCGGATGGATGCTGCTCATGGGATGGCTCTATCAGCAGGCAGAAGTATCGCCCGAAAGCCTGACTGTCGAAGAGGTGCAGCGTTTTATCCGTACTCATTCCGACGTACTGGACGGAGCGGTGGACACCGCTCTGAAGGAAGTCAAGCTGGACGACATATCGGTGCAACGTCTGAAGGAGTCGAACTACGTGTTCAGCGGTATCAAGACCTTCCACGAACTGAACGAGGTTTTCCCCTCCCTGTTGGATGAGGAAGGAAACAGAAAACCGTTTAATCAGTTTTTAAATGAAGTTCAAAAGGTGTATGACACCTACAATGTGCAGTACCTGCGTACGGAATACAACTTCGCACAGGCATCTTCCCTGATGGCCGCACGGTGGAAACAGTTCGAACAGGACGGCGACCGCTACTACCTGCAATACCGCACCGTGGGAGACAAGCGTGTACGTCGTACCCACCGGATGCTGCACAACATCACCCTGCCCATCGAAAGCCCGTTCTGGGACAAATATTTCCCGCCTAACGGTTGGAACTGCCGCTGTACCGTGGTGCAGGTACGCAAGGACAAATACCCCGTGAGCAACGAGCAGGAAGCCATGAACCTGGGCAGTCAGGCCACTGCCGGAAAGTATCAGGAAATGTTCATGTTCAACCCCGGCAAGCGGATGACCACCTTCCCGGCATACAACGGATACACCCTGCGCAAATGCAACCAGTGCGAAGTACGTCCAGACAAGATGAAGCTGGCTGCCGACATTCCGGACAATGAGGTATGCCGGGCGTGCAGGTTGCTGCAGGAAATGCGTGCCGGAAAAGAAAAGTTGAAGGAACAACGTAAGGCTGTCCGTCAGTGGGCCAAAGAAAATCTGGTCGGGAAAACCGTGCTGGTACAGGGAATACAGAATCCGGTGGAATTCACCTCAAACGGAATCAAGGAAGCATTGAACCAGCCCCACAAGTATGTAAGGGCAAAGAACGAAGCGGTCTACAACCTGATTAATCTGCTGAAAGATGCCGAACACGTATTGGAACGTCCGGATGAAAAAGGAAATCCCATGGTCATGAAATATCATTACCTACGCATCCGTATAGCCGATGAGGATTCCTTTGCCGTAATCAGGGAACTTGTGGACGGAAAGTGTCAGTTCTATTCCATCGTGGAGAAGCTGAAAAAAAGAAAAGAGAGCGACTGAAGCCTTTAGTGAAGGATCTGCAATCCAACCCAGTACCTCGAGTCACTCTCTCTTTTGCAAATATACGATTAATTCATTAAAAAACAATGCATAATGGCTGAAAAATCAAATCAGGTGACACGTGACCTCCAGCGGCGCATCAACCTGCTGGTAAGGGAGACGCTGAAGGATATACGGACGGAAGCACTGGAAGAGTTTGACCGTAACTTTGAGCGCGAAGCCTTCTTCAACCAGAAGTGGGCACGACGCAAGTTCAACGACGACAAGAGCCGGGGGCTGCTCGTCCGCACAGGGAACCTGCGACGCAGCATCACGGGACGCATCACCAGCCGCGACAGCGTGGTAATCGAGACCACTGAACCGTATGCCCGGATACATAATGAAGGAGGCACCATCACCGTGACACGGAAGATGAAGAAGTACTTCTGGTACCGCTATCAGACCGTGACCGGCGGAAGGGCTGCCGACGGATTCAGCTACAACCTGCAACGAAAGAAAAACGGCGCACCACGCAACAACAAGCGGAACCGTGCCCTTACCGCCGAAGCGGAGTTCTATCGTGCCATGGCCCTGAAAAAGGTAGGTAGCAAAATTACTATACCCAAACGCCAGTTCATCGGCAACCATCCCGACCTGGAAAAACTGCTGAAAGAAATCTTTTACAATAACGCTAAAAACTTTGACACACTATGAGACGTATGCTTTATCTCGGCCTGACCGAAGCACTGAAAGAACTGAAGGATGAAAGCGGACAGCCGCTTATCCGGCACATTGACCTGTGGAACGAGCAGGTGGAATTCATCGAGCAGGAAGAACCGTTTGACACCCCGGCAGTGTTCATCGAATTCCGTCCCGTGCAATGGCGCACGCTAAGCGGAACCGTCCAGCAGGCAGACGTTCCATTCCGGCTGCATGTGGTCACAAAATGGAAAGGAAGTGCAAAGGATGGGAGTATGTTTCAGGAGGAATCGCTGGCACGCTTTGACCTGCTGGATAAGATTGACGCGCACCTGTTCAACTTCTTCCTGTCTGCCCGGAATGAAGCGGTCTGCATGACCCGCCGAACGGGCAGCAGCACCAACCACAACCATGAGGAACTGGTGGAAGACATCAGCGATTTCACCTGCCAGGCCACACAGACCTTTTAACCGAAAAGTGTCAGCTGCCGTTCCGCCTGTGCGATGCGCTCCATCACACGTGGGTCGGCACTGGCATTGATGATGTTGTAGAAAGTCTTTTCGCAGATACGATATTTCGGCCAGATGTAACGTCGCAGGATTTCCCTATTCGACAGTCCGCTGCGTGCATGCTCATCGTAAATCCGCACAATATCCTGCACGCGGAAGGCATAGCTCATACCTATTATTTTCTGACGATTTTTCCTGGCCATATTACCCTGCTGACTTTCTGCAAAAATACGAAAAAACACACATAAAATAGCATATTCATGCATCTTTTCACATGCATACAACGCTACAAGGACGATATGTAATTACTCGGGGAACTTTAGTTTATGAATAATTAAAAATGAAAATCCCCGGCATCCGGCTTTTGAATGTCGGGGATTTTTGTATCAGTCTTCAATGTATTTCTCATTTTTGAGCAATTCTGTCATCATCCTATCACGATAAGCCTTGCTTTGGTAATTACCATCATATTTTTTGACCTTGGATTCGACTTACTCTTGTACTTAATGTGAGGACTTGGTGTATCCATTCTTCTGAGAATGACATACCCGTCTTTGCATAATTTTTCTTGATCGTTTGCGTTCATATCATTCAAAAATCATTTGTATACCGTAAATCTTAGCTACTTCGTATTCTGCCTGACATCCTTTGCTTTCTTGCCATCCACGACAGAAATAGACTGCATCGCATTCCAAGAGAGCCTGAATGTCTCTCCCCATGTGTTCTGCATAAGATGCGTTTGAGTCTGGCGATGCGTCGAATGGTGTTATCGGATTGTAATCATTACTTTCCAAACCCTTCTTTGCCAAATCTACATGAATATTGACTTCTGTAATGTCTTTCCCGCTTATCGGTATGGAGATATATACTTTCTTTCGGTTTTCATTTTTCACATACAATGTAAGGTCAAATACAGATGTATCCATGTAAGGAAGTGCAGAACCGTCTACATTGAATGATAACACTATTTCTGTTCCGTTATTCTTTGTTATAACAGCGCATAATGGCCATTTCTCGTTGTTTACGTTGAAAATCAATCCTCTTACGTTACCGCCTTCACGGGTCTTGATTTCACCTTGTATCTGTCCTCCGTGTATCTTCTTCGCCATGTCTATCGTAAACGGCACTTGTTTCATATATTCTTTCATAAATCAATAATTTCAATTTTCAGACTTTTTTTTAAATCACGCATCATGTCAATTGTGTTGTTATTGGATACATCAAAGCAGATACCCAGGTATTCCGGGTTCTGCTTGGAGCGTTGCACTTTCAGGTCGCAGGGGCGGCTGTGCTTAATCCACACGAACATGAACTGACTGATCATGCTGTAGTGTATCTTCGCCGCCACCCTGCGAGGCTTGAACAGATTAAGGTTCTGGTTCTGCATAGGGTTCTATGTTTTTAACCACCTGTCCGCTGAGCCAGATTCGTCCGCTTCCCTGGCATTGCGGACACACCTTCTGTTGCGGATATTCACGTCGGACATCCTTTTCGGCATAAAATGTCACTGTGCCGGTGCCTCCGCACTGACGGCAGAGGCATACCCGGCGATGGATATAGGTCTTTTCTGTTTTCATCTTCTGTCTGCATCATTAAATTCGGGTTTCACATCAGGGTCTGCTTAGTAGGGGTACACGTCCATGATGTCGGTTTCCTGTACGGAGGCTATCACGTAGTCGGCCAAAGTGTCCTTCATTCCTTCATCCAGTTTCTTGATGGCATCTCGAAGGTCGGCAGCCTGTACCAGCACATTAAATGCGGTACGCTTTTCCACTCCGGTCTTTTCATCCAGTGTGATAAACCAAAGTTTGCATTTATACCAGCGGTCGGCAGACTCTTCTTCGCTTGGAAATATCTCATTATAGTTTGCTCTTGCTACACCAGCCACAACAAACTCTCCCTGAAAGAAAGGTGTCATTTCTTCGATAATACGGCTTTCGGCTTCGGTGAAGCTGAGTGCGTCTACCAAGTAGGGTTCGGTGACTTTCTTGTTCATTCCGTTTTCCATTGTCTTTTCGTAACGGATTTTGCATGTAAACCAGTTGTGCATCATAATTTTTCTATTTTTGTTGAGTTCTTAAATATTACGTTAGTGTGGTCTCTCCTCGAATCGTCCATACAATCAAGGCCTTTTCCGTAGCAGCTGATTGAGTGCTCAAAAAACCAGCATCCGCTGCATGCTTTGTCCGGATCTTCCACTTCGGCCACTTCAAGCGTATGTCCGTTCCATGTGAATGTTTCTCCTAATTTGTGTTCCATGATTCTTTGATTTTTTTGATTAGTTCATCCCATCCTTTCCGGGCCATTCGTGGTTCCATCCAGCAGAGCCAGCCCATAATGTCAAGAATCTTTCCTGTCAGTTTCAGGATAAATCCCAACACGATGACCGGACCAAGAATGATAGAAAAGGATGTGAATAGGATGATTTGCGTGCGATTGTTCATTATTCCAGGTAATAGGTGATTACGATTATGTTGTTACGAAGGACTACGACTCTCATCCCATCCCCACCATCTACGATGTAAACGAATGTAGATGTGCTGTTCATTATCAGTTTATCTTTCCTCAGCGAGAGTATCTTTCCAATGATTATTTGTTTCAGACGGTCGTAGTCGTAGAATCCAACCTCATGAATGGGTCTTACATATATCCTTTTCAGGTATTCGTGTAGCTTGATCATCCAGCGCGGCCATTTGTCGCGCCGGATGGGTGAATCAAAGGTGAGCTCTGCCATTGTTATTCCAATTTAATGATTTCGCATTTCTCCAGGAAAGGAGACAATTTCTGAAAATTGTAAGCCTCAATAAAACCTCTGAATTTTCTTGCATTCTTAATGTCTTTCACGAAGCATAATTCATACGAAAAATCCGATGAAAGTTTTGGGTATCCTTTTTTCAAGTAGTCTCCAGCTCCAGTCTTAATCACATATATTCCTTTCCCATACTCTTTTATCCTATCATTTATATCTTTCCCTGCCCAACAGGATATGCAATGAGGACCGGATGGTGCGTTGTAATATCCTGCATCCGGATTAATCTCTTTTCCACATTTACAACAGAATAACTTATTCATCTTCCTTTTCCTCCTCAATCCAAAATGTGATTATAGGTGTATCGTAGAGCGTGTATACCGTAATGCGGTTATCAGTTCGTTCTATCTTATGAGTTACGCCAAGTGTGTTTTTGGAATTTCGAACGATGTACACAAAATTGTTCAAGTATCTTTCGATGATGTCCATTTCTTCCTTTGCCTCCTCTTTTGTAAGAGATTTAATTGGAAATCTTTTGTGATAGTATCCAGATACTTCCAATGCATATTTTGGAATAGGTTTCTTGATAAATTCTCTTTCAATTCTGTACTTTCCCATTTTTCTTCCATCCATTAAGTTTATAAACCATTTCCCTCGCTTCCTCCGGTGAGCGGCACTCCGCGATGGGAGTGCCTTCACATGTGGACTGGGTGTATTCATTGCGATACACAATCCAAAGGTGACCGCGACGGAGATAACTGTATTTAGGCCGTCTGGACCGCATCGCTTTCCTTCTTTGGTTCGACATAGAAAGATTCGTCCTGCACCACTTCTACACCGATGTTGGCAAACTGTTCCGCAACTTCCGGAACGTCACGGTCGGCCAGCAGCTTGTCTTTTGCCAGTTCCTCGGTGGTGCGAATGTATTGTGGAAGAAACTCTTTACAGAGGTTCGTCACGGCTGCCCAGGTAAATCCCTTCCGGTTTTTCAACTTCGGATTTCCGGTGCGGAAACCGATGATACCGTGTGCCGATTCCAGACTCTTTTTCTTGCTGAACAGCGTATCCTTGTTTTCGGTGGCGTAGGTCTGCATCACTTCGAATGAACTGTCTTTTGTCGCGTTCAATTCTGCCAGCTGGTCTGCATACTTCTCACGGATCTTTGTCATTTCCTGGTCCATCTTGGCTGTGAGTGACTGGACCTTTGCGTCAGCCATTGCAAATTCGGCAAATGCCTGTTCGTACTGTTCGCGGCTTACTCCGCTGATTACTGTTTTCTTTGTTCTTTTTGTTGCCATTTTAATTAAGTTTTAATTGTTATTTAAATTCTGTATAACACAAACGTATTTTTCCTTCAGGGTTAAGGCCTTGCATTATTCTTTTAACACCCATCACATCGTCTGTACGCCAGCATGTGCGAATGCTCTTACTCGGTCTGTCAGGATAGTAAAATAGAACTCTCCATACGATGTATTTCTTTCTATTCATCCCTCATGTCCTCCATTGCAGCCATATCGTAATCCATCTTCATTGCTTCGTCGGCCTGTTGGCCACAGAAGTTTTCCAGCTCACGGAGTATCGTTACGCGGTCGCAGAAGTCAAACTGCTGCATGCGTCTCATGATTTCGTTCTGGATTTGTTCGATTGTCTGTTCCATAGCTATTCCTTGTTTGATTTACTGTCCTTGTAATCTCTTACTACCGAGCTTCCGAGCAGCTCGCGTCTGCTGTAGTACACGTTGTATCCTTTCTGATAACGGGTAATGAGTCCTTTGTTAGCCCATTGCTTGATGGTGGTCTTTGCGCACCCAATCATGCGGCACGCATCTGCCTGACCTATCAGTTCATCGGGGGCTTCGGAAATGTCTTTCCTTGGTGCCGGTGCCACATCGCCCACTCTCAGGCCCAACCTCCTTTCCACTCTTTCCAGGCGAAGAAGAAGCTTTTTGTACTCCGATAGGCTAATAGTGATTGTTTCCTCTTCTTCCTCTTCCGGTTCGTCTTCCAGATCCGGACAGATGGCACTGATACCAATCTTTCCGGCGAGGAACTGTGCCGCATCGCGTGCGGCATAGAAAAGAGTTTCGTCTCGTTCGTCCTCCGGAACGTCGCGCACATACTGATTGAATACCCATGATTCGCTACACTTCATTTCCAGGACTTCCACCTGTATCCGGCTCGCAGCGTCGTTATAAGACTTCAAGTGCTCGATGGCACGGTTTATCTGTGATTGCTTTCTCATATCATTCCTCCTTTCTGGCCATAGCCTCAAATTGTCTTTTTACTTCCTTCAGTTCCTCCAGCGACATTTCCGTCAGGTTCTTGCGGAACTTGCTTCGTGTGCGGCAGAACTGGTTTATCTTCGCTTTGTTCATTTCAAAGTCTGCTATCGTGTCGTTCGTATAGTTCTTGTTCAGACAGGAGATACGGAACGACAGGGAGAATATCTGTTTCACCAATGCACGTGCCTGTTTGCGGATTTGCTCGGCTGCCTCACGATTGAAACGGGTTAGCAGCAGTCCGGCTTCTTCCTTGGTCAGTCCGGCGGTGCTGTCGGTGCGGCCAGCGGTGAACTGGCTGATAAACCCGTGACGGTCTTCATCGGAAAAACCCATCTTGTGAAACTGGGCTTGCAGTGCCTTAATCTGTTGCGGGGTCACTGTTCGTTCTTTCATTATTGTTTTCATGTGATTTTATGATTATAGATTATTCTTCTCCGTGATACTGCCGTGCTTTCTCCGGCACAATGTCATAGTAACCGACGGGACCAACGAAGCGTCCTTTGGAAAAGGCCCTAAAGCCTTCGACGTAGATTTTCAGCGAGGCATCGTACATCACTCCTTTGGCGGCCCGTCCGTTTGGCAACTGCCCTTCTGCATGGCTGATGAAAATGAGCAGCTTCCGCTTGTGTTGTTCCTTGAAGTCGATGTACTGGCGGTACGTCATTCGGGTGTACTGGAAGGAATCGATAACCACGATGTCCGGACTTTTCTGCCGACGGAGTCGGATGCTGAGTTCCTCCATATTTTCGTTGTCGATAAGAAGGAACTTCTTGTTTACGTCCATCATTCCTGTACGCCGGATGGCATCCTGCATGGTGCGGCAGGCACCTTCCTCCATACTGTCGTAAGCCACGCGCCCAAAACGACACAAATACTTGCAGAGCTGGAGGGCAAAACTGGTCTTTCCGCTTCCGGAGTTTCCCCAGATGATCCAGACTCCTCTGCGCTCCGGTGTGCCAAACGCATCGTACCAGGGGCCATCAAAATCCATCACGTCAAACTTCATGGAAAGAAGTTCACGAACCCCCTTCGCATTACGGTCGAAAGTGAACTTCTTTTTCTGTGGGGGCGGTGTGGAATCCTCTTTATTCATTGCCGCCTCCTTTCTTCATACGGGCCTCAATCATCCGCTTCTGGCGATGGATGCATCTTTTCACTCGGCGAAGGTCGTTGTCGCTTCTCTTTGCATCCTTAATCACCTCTTCTATATCGGCACGGTCGGTCAGGTTGTTGGCCTGGCAGATAGCGTAGATGTCATTCTGATCAGTAGGAGACACATCGAAGAAACGTCGTCCGATGCGGCTGTTGATTTCCTTGTAACCCTTCTTGTTGTAGCGAAGTCCGGCTTCCATCCGACGTTTGATATAATCCGTGCTGAGAAATACAATACCTGAGTGCCCTTCCAGACGGTTGTAGATGCTGATAAAGTAGTTGAACACACTGTCGGTCAGTTTGTCGCCCTCATCGAAAATCAGCAGCGGGTTTCCCAGGAAAGAAATCATGCTGATGGCATTCTCCAGCATATCGCGAAGATTTGTGGTGTCGGTGGGTGCGCCTACCTGCTTGGCTATCTCACGCACAAAGTCGCTACGGCGCATATCTTCCGAACAGAGGATATAGAACACATTGCGATGCGTGCGGCGGTATTCGATGGCTGCCGTTGTCTTTCCGCATCCGGCATCACCCACAACCCAGGTCACGTTCTTGTAAGCCTGTGCATCGGTCAGCGCATAAGTGATTTCCTTGAAGGTCTTTCCTTCGTGTAGTGTCCATGAATCAAATGCAAAGCCTATCTGCGAAGCGATACGGATAAACATTTCATCACTGATCAGTTCATACTTTCCGTTGCAGAGCTGGCTCACGGTGGCCGAGCTTACGCCCTGCAAGCTTTCTGCGGCACGGTTCAACGTAGGGTAATTTGAGCGGTAGGCAATCAGTGCGCTACGCACCTGTTCTTTCATTTCTGTTGTTAATCCTTTCATTGTTTTAATAGGTATTTAAGTATTGTTTAATCAATCAGTTAGAATTTTCCCAAGCTGTCCAGTTCATCGAACGTCGTGTTCGATACTTTCTTTGTCCAGTCACCGGCTGATGCGAAGGTCAGCGGTTCGTCTGTCAGTACAGGTTCTTCCGGAATCTTCGTGTCGGGGGCCGGTACCGGGGCTTCCAGCGTTCCGTGCTTCATTTCCTCTCGGTATCCGTCAAGCTGCTTTTCGCTGACGGCCACCGGACGAGGTATCCGAAGCTGTGTGTATGCCTCGCCCATCGCTTCCTCCATGAATAGGTCTTCCTGTGCGATGTGCATGGCCGCACGTGTGCGGCGGTTGGCATCCAGCTGGGCAAACAGGTAAGCATTCTCTTCTTCGGTGCGTTCTTGGGTAGCACGGTGGATGGTGACCTTCGGCGTGGCGATTGCCGCATACTTGGCACCCGTGTCGGTAACCGCCCAAAGTTCGATGCGGGTCATATCCTCCGGATCGTAGCGGTAGAGGAACTGACGGCCCACGTTCTGCAGGTGGAAGTTCATGTCCACCAGTCCGTCGTCGCCATACACCATGTAGCTGTATTCCTGCTTGTTCATGCGGAAGATGAAACCTTCCTTGGTGTATTGAACCGGAGCCTGAGAGAACAGCATAAAGATTTCGTGGGCCTCGTATTCATCCAGAGTCTGGGCCTGTGGATTCTCAATGGCTGTCTGCATTTCCAGGCGAGTCATGCCGGTGGGGCTGGTAGGGTGCTGCATCGAGTTCCATTCTTCGCGGCAGTCGGCATACTGCTGTTTCAGTTCCTCCAGCGTAGGCAGACGGTCGATGTTCGCCATTACCAAGTCAATATTGGCACGGCTTGAAAGCTTCTTCGCCGTAATGTTCTGACCGGTGAAGTTGTACATCTTGTGAAGTACCTGCTGCTGGAATCGTCCAAAAGCGGACTCGATGGATTTACTCTGACCGTTGTGCGGCATGGTGGTCTTGTGCAAGTGACAGAGCTTCTTGAAGAATCCTTGTGCGGCCAGCTTCTTGTGACCTCCCTGGTTATCAGTTACTATCTCATAAGGCTTCACCTTCCATGTTTGTAGTGCCATGCGGTACGCCATGTACTGGTTGTAGAAGTTTTCGCCGTCGCCGATAAAGTAGCCGAGGAACAGTTCCGTACAGGCATCCATCACTTCGTACACATCCGTGGTGCGGGCCACCCATCGCTTCTGCCGTTCGTCGTAGGCACGGTAGTATAGGTTTATCTTCGTACCATCGGAGTACCACAGCGAGTTCGGCATCTGCGGCATCACCGTATCGAAGGTTGGCATATACTTGTTTTTGAACTCCCTTTCTCCGTTCACAGCGGCATACCACCACACCATCACCGCCGGATCATTCAAATAACTATGCATCGTGGTAGGACTCTTGATGGTTTTCAATCCGCGAAGCACCGCCTGACGGTTGTATTCCTCAAAGAGCTGCATATCGGTATAGACCGGGAACTTGCTTCGGCGCAGCTTCAGCAAAAGAGCACCTTCTGCCTTACCAATGCGGCGAGCCGCACTGTTACCCAGATTACCGCTAACCAGCACTCCGTAACCCTCACGCTTGTAAGCGTTGAACTTCTCACGCAGACGGGCCGGATTCTTCGGCAGTGTGTGTCCTGTAATTTCGCGAAGACGCTCACAGCAAATCAGCACGCTGCTCCATGTTTCCGCGCGGCGGGCAAAACCACCTTTAGCGTGTTCCACACTGCGTGCCTTCTCCGTACGCACCATCTCGTTCATCACCTGGGCGTTCAGGATGTATTCCAGTTGTCTGGCAGGCTCGATACGCGGCTCAAATTCCTTGAAGAACCGTACCGCTTCGGCATCGAACCGAATCTGTGTGTTGATGTACTTTTCCTGCTCACGCTGTTTCATTTCCTCGTATGCATTCTTGAATGTGTCATCGTATGCTGCACGGAGCCGTTCCGGCATGGAGCGGTAGGCAATCAGGGCCTCGCGTCCGTTACCTCCCCGCTGGAGGAGGGTAAGCTTGCCTTCACGAATGTATTTCTTATAGGTGGGCTGGCTGATAAGTCCGCTCCCCACAAGCTCCGTAAAGCTGACGCATAATGTGTTTCCGTACATTTCCATGATTAATTCGTTAAGATTGTAGTCCGGCTCCGGGACTTGAACCCGGACGGCAGCCACCTTACTAAGTTCTGCAAGCCGTGTGTGTTACTGGTTACGTGATTCCCTGTCCATGCGCCGTGCCGTTGGGATAAGTGCTAGGCAAAGGAAGATTGTAACTATCAGGTTCATCGTGCCATCAATAAGGCAGTTGGTCAACGCGGCTGTCAGTATCAGCAGCAGGTTACGTGTAGTAGTATTGATTCGTTTCATGATTCTATGGTTTTGATTTTAGTCCATCCCTATTCTCGCGAACCGGAATGGCAAGAATTCATCACTTATGCAGTTGGTTGATGTTTTTCTCTTTTCTTGATTTCCTGAAACAGATTAGCCTGCATCTTTAATAGCATACAAAACTCTTCGTCTTGAACAGACTCGCGAAATCCTCTATTACCTTTTACCAATTCTATCAGCTCACATACGTGGTCAAGCTGAGATTCTATGTTTTCAAGTGTATATCTTGTCAGATTCATATTCTCCGTCTTAAAGGTTGATGATTTCAGAATAAGGATTCTCCATTTTTTTCAACTCGTATAGTTCTGCTCCGTGATTCAAGGCATACGAACGGATAAGTCTTGCTGTAGGGCTTTTAGTGTCGTATGCCAGAGCGGCATCCACTGTACGGGTTGTAACATTCAGTTTCCGGGCTATTTCTTCTTTCAGCTCCCGGCTTGCTTTAATGAGTTTTCTTATTTCTGCCATTTCGTTATTGTTTTTGTTGTTATTATTCGGTTAAAAGTCCGTCCCTATCCCTCACGAACCGGAACGGTTTTGCTACATTTGTAGCGATGCTAAACAAACTAACTTTATTTTGATTATGAGTACTGTATATGTTTATGAGTCTTTTTACTCTGTCGTAGTTGAGTCTAACAGGCATGATACCTGTCTTATCGAATCCAATCGGATCAAATCGCTTGCAAAAGCTTTTAATGCATCCATTGTGAAGGAAGCTAAATCTGCAAGGAAAGGAGATGTGCTCTCCCGAAATATCATGATCAGTTTTAAAGCCCATTCTCATGAAACCATTATTTTTAGAGAAGCACTGGACATTATAATCGGTAGTATCAACATCTGGAATCCGGGATTGAAAGCATATATCTATGACAGTTCAGTGGAGCGGACAGATGCATCTTTCGGCCTCACTGACTAAATTCCACATCTCCTCTATGCTGTTGTCGCACAATGTAACCAAATCCGGGTGTTCTTTCCGACATTCGGATTTGGCTGTTTGTGCGTGTGCTATCATCTCGTCCAATATCCTCTCCAGCTCTTTATAATCAATCTTATGCTCTTTCATAGCTTCATTCCTCCCACGTGATGCAAAGTTGTTCGTAAGCGGGTTTCTTCTCCGGATAGGTACGCCCTTCCTGGCGGTTTTTCTTTGCCAGAGCCTGGATGCATTTTGCAACCGGATAACTCATTGAGGTTCCGGCATACACCTTCTGCACATGCCCCAGCGTGACACGCTGCTTCTCGGCTGTAAGGCAAAGCTCCGCACGGCTGATGTAGGGCTTCATGTTTTCTTTCCACTGACCGAAATACGGACGGAACTTGGGAAGCGGAAGACGATTCGTGCTTTCCGGACGATTATTGCTTATCGAGTAGCTTCCGGTGCGTCGGATGCTGGGAAGCACTGTGCCGGTCACCCAGTTGACAAACCTGTCGGCTTCCGGCTTGTTGCTTCGAAATGCAAGTTTATAAACGGCTGCTTCATTGATTACTTTCAAAGTTTGAAGACCACCACCACGAGCCCCAGAAGAAGGGGTGGTGAGATTTACCACCCCTTTCCAATCTTCAGGGATGCTATCAAGTGTATGGCTTGACCATGTTACATTCAAAGCCATTGCTACATCTTTGGCTACAAACCAAGGTTCGCCTTTAATAACTTGTGTTCTTACATTCACATTTTCATTCTCATTGTAGAATACTTGCAGACTTGTTGTCTGCTGAATGTTTGCATTATCCATAATTTGCGTTTTTAAAGATTATTTTCTACCTTTAGAGCGTCTTCGGTATTGAAGACTCTGCAAATATACACACATTTTGGGAAATACAAATAAAATCCATATAAAAATCACACAATATGGGAAATATTTTAGATAAACCATTGGTATTAGACCGCATTAAAGAGTATTATAAGCTCAAAGGCAATGCTGAATTAGCTAGATTCTTAGGCGTTGCTCCTAATACTATAACCAATTGGTATGGGCGCAAAACATTTGATATTGATGTGATATACACAAAATGTGTAGATATAGATATGAACTGGCTCCTTACAGGCGAAGGCAACATGCTCAGTTCTGATTCTGAAAAGGAAGAAAAACTGCCATCCGTAAACCAAACATACGAAGGCGCACCCTACTTTAACGTGGATTTTATAGGAGGATTCGATGTGATTGTGAATGACCAGACGCGAAATCCTGACTTCTACATCAATTATCCTCCCTATAACCAGGAAGGAGTGGTGTGGTGTAACCTCACCGGTCACTCCATGGAGCCGGAGATAAGCAATGGTGACATTATCGCACTTCGTGAAGTAACCACACCTATCCAGTATCTTCCAGCCGGAGAAATATACGGCATCGTCACAGAGGAATACCGCACAGTAAAAAGAGTCAGGTTAAGCCAAAAAGAAGGTTTTGTCCGGCTCATCCCTTCGAACAAAAGCGAAGAGTTCTGCGAACAGGAAATCCCCATCAGCATGATCCTTAAAGTATATGCTGTTTTGGGAAGTATCAGGAAGTTCTTTTAATTTATGTACATTAATGATTTAGGTTTGTATGAAAATATTTACACATATACTTTTCACTGCATTTTTATTTTTTTGTTCATGTAACAATACATCTGAAGAAGGAATTGAAAAATCAATATCAGATTTTGTTCAATCCTCTTTACCTGAAACCTGGACTTATGAACCGATTGCATACTCTGTAACTGATAGTGCCATGTCAAAGGTTGAAGATACTAAACAGTATCAAGAACTTGTAGAAGCACAAGCACAATTAGATTCAGCTTTTATTCATGATGAAACTATAGGTTATTATGAAGAAATGAAAGAACTTAAATCTAAATTTACTCCGCATTATATAGGTAAAAAGATCATTCATGCATATTTATGCTCCACAGATTTCGGTGATTCTTTATTTATTAATACATATATAATTGGAGCTGATGGAGAGATTACCAAAAGCGATGTAACTTCTGTATATGTTTCATCTCCAGATTCTGTGCGAATGGAGTCAACAAAAAAGCATCTGAAACAATTTATTGACAAGGCTGTAAAATGGTAGCAAGTATTCATAATTTAAAATTAGACAATATTTAAATCCGATTTAAAGACAAGTAGCTATGAGACTGGTAAATATTACCATGACTGAAGAACTGGCTCAGAAAATAGATAGCCTTTTAAAAATGGCCACCACATTTAATAACCAAGTGTGTGCGCCTGTAACAAATGACGATGAGTTAAATGAATATATTGCAATAGGTGAAATTCTTGAACCGATGGGATATGCCAAAAGACTGGCAGGAAACCTTTTTCACATAACTCCTGCGGGAATGTATTTTGTCAAGACCGGCGGTTTTACGTCCATGTATTGGGAAAAGAGAAATGAAGAAGAAAAGAAGAAAAAGGATGCAAAAATAAAACTATGGTTAGCCATTTGGGGAAGTGTAGCTACACTAATCAGCCTCATTCAAGCTCTTTTGGGATGCTGA